CATGGGGTGTATTTTCTCCTGGTGAGGGCAAAGGTGACGCGATTATTCTGTTGGATGCACAGAAAGGCCGTTGGGATTTCCCTGAACTGAAGATGGTTGCGCAGGATCAGTACAATGAGTACAAACCTGACATGGTACTGATAGAGTCCCAGGCAAGCGGGACTCCTTTGACCCATGAGTTAAGGGCTATGGGGATTCCTGTGGTGAATTACAGACCGAGTCGAGGCAATGACAAGATGACTCGCGTCCATGCGGTGAGTCCTGTATTTGAGGCAGGAATGGTTTGGGCACCTGACCGTATATTCGCGGATGAGGTCATCGAAGAGTGTGCTGCCTTTCCGTTTGCACCAAATGATGATTATGTGGATACTACGACTCAGGCAATATTAAGATTCAGGCAAGGTAATTTCATTAACCTTCATTCTGACGAGGCTGAAGAAGAGATATACCGAGTTAAGCGCGCATATTACTGAGGAGAATTATCATGGCTGCACCAGAAAAAACTTTATTTAAAGACAATCCCGCGATCAAGGACGCAATTAAAAGACGTAACCTTGCGCAAAAACAACTTGACGCAAGAAAGGCTAAAAAAGAAATAAACAAAAAAGATGCAGATCCTGCGAGAGAGCCGTCACAAGACCCAGGTATAAAAGCAGGTCAAGATAAAAGGCGCGCAGAGATAGAAAAAGCCAAAAAATATCAGGCTGAACAACAGGCTGAACAAAAGGCCAAGAAAGATGCGGCGAAAGGCGGCTTTGGTTCTGGAAGTGCAAAGACCCGTGGTGGCAAAGCAAATGTTAGCAAAGAACAATTGAATAAATCCGGGCTTACATTAACCCAGTACATGAACCAGTGGAACAAGTCTGGCAAAAGGCCCACAAAGTCTTCTGATACGGCTGACAAACCTGCCAAGAAGTCTTTTCGTCAGAAACGTGCGGAAAGCTTAAAGTCCAAGATTGCAGATGAGAATGTTGGCGAAAGAAGAAAGCGCAGACTTAAGCGCAGACTTGGCCGTGTAGAAAAAAGAATGGCGCAGGGCAAAGCAGGCGGCGGCATGATGAAGTCCAAGATGTCATCCAAGGGTGGCAAGATGGGCGGTAAGATGGCTCCTGGTTACAATGAAGGCGGTGAGGCTAAAGTAAAAAAACCCAACAAAATGACTGTGCTAAAAGACTTAATGACTATAGGCAGGAGAAAAGCCCAGGAACTGCACGGCAAATCTGCTGTAAACCAGGCTGTAAAGGATTTAAACAAAATCTCTGGTGTTACTCCGACCAAAAAGATAAAAACTGAAAAAGAGAAAAAACTGGCTGGTGCAGATTCAAGAGCTTCAATGAGTAAATTCAGCAAGAAGACCCCTGCGGCTAAGAAGCAGGACCAGGTTAGAACAACTGAAAAGCGACTTGAGCGTGGATTCAAGAACGGAGGCATGGCCAAGAAAGGTTATTCCAAAGGTGGCGCGGTCAAGAAAGGCAAGCCACGCGGTGTAGGTGCTGCGCTTCGTGGTTACGGTAGGGCGATGAGGTAACCCTGATGAAAAAACCTGTAAAATTAAAAGAAGGTAAGTTTCTAGAAAAAAAGAAACCTAAAAAGTCTGAAGTTTTAAAAGGAATTATTTCTTCTGGCAGGGAGAAACTTGAATCTCTTGTAGGCGCGAATCTTAAAGACGCAAAAACAAAAGAAGGCAAGCCATCCAAAGGACAAATGAAGAGAAAAGATGGCTCTACCTTTGCGCTTATGGGCGATGATCTTCTAAAGAAGCAAGCCCGAAGAGACAAGATAGAGGGTGGATTAAAAACCGCTGGCCCCGCTCTTTTAATTGGAGCTGGAGTTGGAGCCTCTTCCACTGGCAAAGATTCTGATAAAAAGAAAAGAACTCAGGCTGATCGAAAGAAATCCAGAACAGGAAGATTAACTGCCGCTCAACAGAAGAAACGAGATGAGGCTGAAGCTAAAAAAGAGTTTCAAATAGCCAAAGACAAAGCGTTTATTAAAGCAAGAAATGCTGGCAAAGAAACCTTTATGTTCAGGGGAAAGAAATATAATACCGACATTAAGACCGATGTTCCTGGCAAGGTATCAAGGGTTGTTAACAAAGCTGGCGGTGGAATGGCGGTTAAGTCTAGTTCTAGAAAAAGCAAACCCCGTGGCGTAGGGGCTGCACTGCGTGGTTATGGAAGAGCATTAAGATAGCCAATGTCTAAGGACTGGATACAGGGCGCGATCAAGAAACCAGGCGCATTAAAACAACAGCTTGGCGTGCCGAAAGATGAAAAGATTCCAGCGAAGAAGTTAAACGCTGCGGCTAAGAAGGGAGGAAAACTTGGCCAACGCGCTCGTCTAGCTAAGACGCTTCGCGGATTTAAGGATGGGGGAGTAGTCACCAAATGGGAGAACAAGTGGGGATAAAATAATTGCCGTACCTCCAAAGCAACATTCCGCATTTCAAGGCGTGGGTGAGAAGGGAATACACAGTGAATCACGAAAGATACCATGGCGAGTTTTTACACGCGATGGTGATTGCTGTGACCACGATGCCTACTCGCTGTTTAAGCTTTCAGGTAATCTTTACTGGCTGTGAAGCCGATGATGAAGATGACCCGAATGTGCATGGCGGTGCGATGTGGGCGCGTATGCCAATCACTGCTTTGGTCGCTGACACCCCCTTTGAAGAGTGGCCTGCTCCTATGGCCGTACATGATGCGCAGCCGTGGGATTGTTCTTCACACAACCATGCGGTGTATGTATTAGATCGAGCCACACCCTGTCCCTGGCTGGCTAAGATTGATGGCGAGTTTTATCCTGCGAAGTATTATTTCACGGTGGATTATGCTGAGAACGAGATCGCAGATGATCCTGCACAGCACAAGCAGTCACATGTGCTTGAACTCTTGGATGCAGGCCCGTGGACGGGAAACATTGTGGCATTGCCAAATAATCGTGTTAGAGTCACTCATCCAGCTTGGTTTGAAACCGGAGAGGGCGCGCCAGACTTTAAACCTTCACAACACATTCATTACAGTAAATCTGACTTGGATTATACGTTAGATGTCAATAGAATATTTGACAACCTGTACGCAGATAAAGAGTAGGCCATGGCTATTGAAAGAGGCGTTGATGAGATCGATATAGATGAGCTAGGCATCGAGGACAGTTCAAAAGAAATTGTAATCGGTGAAGAGTCTTCTTCTGACGAAATAATTGACGGCATGGGTGAGGAGGAGATCCAGACCCTTGATGACGGAACCATGGTCTTTGGCATGGATGATGGAGCTTCCCCCAACATGATGGGCGACTTCAATCAGAACCTTGCTGAAATCATGGAAGATCAAGATCTGGGTAAGATCTTTAGCGACTGCATGGGTGATGTTCAGGATGACATCTCATCCAGAAAAGAATGGATGGATCAATACAAGGAAGGTCTTGAATTTCTCGGCATGAAGTTTGAGGACCGCACGGAACCCTTTGATGGTGCTTCTGGTGTAATTCACCCGCTACTGGCTGAATCAGTCACGCAGTTCCAGGCGCAGGCTTACAAAGAGATGTTGCCTTCTGGCGGTCCAGTCAAGACTCAAACGGTGGGTTTTGGCACACCACAGACCGATTCACAGGCAGCGCGTGTACAAGAGTACATGAATTATATGCTGACTCAGGAGATGAAAGAGTATGACCCTGAGACAGATCAGATGTTGTTTTATCTCCCGTTGTCAGGCAGTTCTTTTCGTAAGGTGCATTTTGATCAGTCCCTTGGGCGACCTGTCTCAAGGTTCATTCCTTCTGAGAAATTAATTGTTCCATATGGCACTACCAGCCTTGATAGTGCGGTAAGGATTACGCATGTCATCGATATGCCCACTAATGAAGTTAAGAAGCTTCAGCAGTCTGGCTTTTATCGAAAGACCCCTGTGTCTAGTAAGGGAGGTGACATAGAGGGCTATGACCAGGTTGATGAAGAGATTGATGAGCTTCAAGGTGTTAAGCCTTCTGGCTCAACAGACTACGAGTCAGAACTCTATGAAATGCACATTGAGTTGGACATACCAGGGTTTGAAGATGTAGATGCGCAGGGCGAAGAGACTGGGATTAAGCTGCCTTATATTGTCACGATATTCCCTAAACAGTCTGCGGTTCTGTCTATCA